GTATAAAGCGGCCTCTAACAGACTGCAAAGCAAACAACACGATAGCAGTACCGAAGTACCCGGCCACAAAGTGACCACAGTAAATTAGTAACTTCTTGGCTACTATGAAAAAAACGACACACTTAACTTTATTCATTTTATTCAAGGAGGCCATTTTATGGCTATTCAAAATTACGACACATCAGCCGCGCGTATCGGCAAGATGGCCGGTGAGATCATCGGCCACGCAATGGCAACAGAGGTTTTAGTCACCGCTGTTACAAACAAAGACATGCCAAAAAACAAATCTGACACAATCATATTCAGATCTTGGGTCCCGTTCGGCGCAACATCAGCGTCACCAAATAAATTTTTTGAGACAACTCAAACAGGACTAGCCGCAGTAGATCCAACATCCGTTTATGTGGCAAACCACTTAACGACTGAAGGTGTCACTCCAGCAGCAGATACAATCACACCACGTGATGTAACGGTAACTCTGCAACAATTCATGGCTTTATACTCATTAACGGATAAAGATTTTGATCTTTATGAAGATGATGTGGCCGAAGCAATGAAAGAGCAAACCGGGCAACGCATGGGTTTACTGCGTGAATTGGTTGTGTACGGTAAGATGAAAGCCTGCACAAACAAATTCTTTGCCGGAGCTGGTACTGGAGCGTCTGCAACGACTGTTGCATCAAGAGTTCTTGTTGCTGGGGTTATCCAAGAAAGACACATTGCCAAAGTGGTTAAGTCATTAAAAGCCAATCACGGCAAGGCAATCACAAAGATACTTTCTCCTTCTACCAATGTAGGAACAAGAGCGGTCGAAGCCGGTTATGTGTGCTACGTTCACACTGATGCTGAGTTTGATATTCGTGCATTGCCCGGGTTTATTCCTGTTGCTCAATATGGTTCGCGTCAGCCGATTAATGAATGGGAACTGGGGACTTGGAACAACGTGCGTTTCGTGCTTTCTCCAGAATTGCAGCCATATCCAGGCGCAGGCGCAGGCGGAACTCCAGGAACGGCAGGTGCTTATGATGTTTATCCGTTCATATTCTTGTCTCAAGATGCTTTTGCGGCAGTTAAATTACGTGGGCAAAACGCCATTGATCCAATCTATCTGCCACCAAATCAAAAAGACAAAAACGATCCGGGTGGTCAACGTGGTTATATCGGCGCAAAGTTCTGGATGCAAGCCGAGGTATTGAACCAAGGCTGGATGGCAGTATTAGAAGCCAATGTAACAGCTATCTAAGTAAACTACGGGAGCGCTTAGTTTACTTTGCGCTTCCAAACTAAATTATAGATTTAAGGGGACATAATATGTCAGCAGTCAGACAAGTGTACGGCCTAGTAATGAACTTTCTAGGACTTGTAACAACCGTTGTTACATCAGCGGCAACCACAACCACAATAACAGCAGTTGCAACAGGCGGTATTCTTACTGTTTGTCGCAACGGAATTAAGGCAACTCTTTCGGCAGGTGCAAAGGCATACGCTCAGTATTTAGGTACTGGCGTAGCTGACTCAACAGTCCGAACATTGGTGGCGACATCAACGACCGGGCAAGCAGCGGTTGTTGTTCACTGTATGAAGAATGTAAGCGGTACTGAGACATTGGTACAGGTATTGGGTCCGACGGTGGATCTCGATGTCAGCGGTAGCATTGTTCAGGGTTCCATGAAGTTCCCAACGATCAGCGATGATACGATGATTCCTGTTGCTTATACTGTAGTAGTCAATCCAGCAGCATCGTCTACAGCTACGTTTACGTTCGGTACGTCAAATTGGAATGCTACCAGCATCGTTACATCAAATGCTAAGGATATTGCAGCGCTACCAAAACGCGCAGTATTGGCAACCACTACCTCAACGCTTTAATATCTACCAGGATGCCCCGTTAATTCGGGGCTTTCTTTAAAAATCAATAGGAATTTACAACATGGCATATAAAAAACCAGTAGCAGACACAGACGAACTTGATTTAGGGATGACCCAAGAGTTTGTCATACCTTCAATTGGCAAGCTTGACCGAGCAGAATTTCGTGACGAGTTTGAATCAGTGGATACGCCAAACTGGAAAGAGTTAGCTAAAACCACAGTATTCTATGAGGATGAGGTTGAAATAATTATATCTGACACCGACGCTCCCAATGCTGAGAACATCATTCAATTAAGCGTTAATGGTGTGAATCAGTTTTTGATTCGTGGTATTCCGCAAATTGTTAAACGTAAATTCGTTGAGGTTTTGTGTCACGCACAACCAGAGAATCTATCAACTCCAGAATATATCGACCCTAACGGCAATCGTGCAACAAAGGTTGTCAAGACAAGAGGGTTAAAATATCCATTTCGTGTACTGCGAGACAGTTCACCAGACGGTAGACGCTGGCTTGAAAGCATTTTAAAAACGGCATAAGCGATGACATTCTTAGAAATTTGCCAGTCGGTTAGGCGTGAGTCCGGTATTTCCGGTAATGGTCCGTTATCTGTTGCCAACAATATCGGGGAACTGGATCGTATTGTGAATTGGGTAAAGCAAGCTTACCAGGATATTCAAGATATAAAAACCGATTGGCAATTTCTTCGAGACGATTTTAACTTTATCTGTACAGCATCATTAGGTAATTATCCCAAATCAACTGTTGCGGATCTTGCCAACTGGAAAAAAGACAGTTTCAGGGTTTATCTGAATACCACAGACGACGAGCAATATTTAGATCCTGTTGAGTGGTATCTGTTTCGGGATACCAGACTTTATGGGCCAAGTCGCTCGGTAACAGGGCGGCCAATTGAGTTCAGCATAAAACCGGACAAGTCCATTGTCGTCTGGCCGACACCAGATACAAACTATTCCATTGATGGCGAGTATTACAAAAAAGCTCATGTCATGGTAGCTGATAGCGATGAACCTATATTTAGCCGGTTTCATATGGCTATTGTTTGGAATGCTGTTATGCGCTATGCATCTTATGTCGAAAGTCCAACGCTATTTGCCAAGGCACAGATGGAATATAACCGGATTATAAATAAAATCGATAACGATGAGTCAGCGCCTATCTGTGTTGGGAATACGTTAGCATGAAGAAGATAGCCTTGCCAACGCCCCATGCGAAATCAGAATATGTGGCGTTCACTGGTGGGCTGGATGTCGTAACGCCAATGTCGATGATACCTCCTGGGTTTTGTCGAACTGCACAGAATGTTGAAGAAGATATAAACGGCGGGTACGCATCCATTATGGGTTACGAGCGTTTTGACGGTCATCCTTCACCGTCAGCGGCGGTCTATCAGATGTTCACGTTTACTGTGCTTGGTTCTGTTGTTGTAGGCAGTTCAATCACAGGTGCGACATCTGGAGCAACTGGAAAGGTTATCGCCATCAATGGCAACAGTGTGGCAATGATTGATATTGTCGGTGTATTCGAGGCTGAGAACACAACAGCATTAGGAGCAACAATAGCGGCTTATTACACAGGGGAAGCTTTAAGCAATAGCACGAAGAACAGCTATACAAACCTTGCAGCGGATTCCAGACGGGCGGCAATTTCAGCAGTACCGGGCGCAGGTAATATTCTTGGTGCTTGGTATTATAAAGGCATTGTCTATGCGTTTAGAAATACCGAAACAACAGGTGTTGCAATGTATAAGTCCTCAGCAGCCGGATGGACTCTTGTCAATCTTGGTTATGAGATAGCTTTTAGCAATGCCAATACCAGTGTTGCAGAGGGCGATACGCTAACACAGGGCGGCGTTACAGCAACAGTTAATAGAGTAGTCGTAGAAACTGGAACATTAGCCAGTGGCACTAATACGGGTCGATTAATCATATCCGCTCCAGCAGGAGGAAACTTTGCTGCGGGTGCGGCCACGTCAACGGGGGCAGGTGCGCTCACATTATCTGGCGTACAGACTGCAATCACAATACCTAATCAAAACGGACGTTTCCAGATTGTAACGGCGAATTTTACCGGGAGCACAGCGACATCAAGAATGTATGGTGTCGATGGTAAAAACAGGGCTTTTGAATTTGATGGCACTGTGTTTGTGCCTATCAATATCGGTACTGGAATATACCCAAGCTATCTTGTTGCTCATAGGGGTTATCTGTTTGTTGGTTATTTGTCGTCAGTTCTATTCTGCGGGCTCGGTAATCCTTACGTATGGACAACCATAGCCGGAGGTGGCGAAATAGCAATAGGCGACACTGTAACCGGATTCATGCCTCAGCCGGGATCTTCTTCAGATGCGGCACTTGCTATTTATGGTAGGGATAGCACTCAGATACTTTACGGGACTGGAGTAGCAAACTTTACATTGATACCATTCAATGATCAGTCAGGCGCAATACCTTGGACAATGCAGAAAGTGGGCGAGACGTTCGTACTTGATGATCGTGGTATAACCGGACTGTCAGCATCGCAAAACTACGGAAACTTTGCCGAAGCGACGATCAGTCACAGAGT